CAGGCTCTCAAACAGGCGGTGTTCCTAATCAAGTAACTGCTTTACCTGGATTTGAAAATACATCAGGTCAATCTGTTTATGTTGGAGTTGCAACTATTCCAATTTCTTGGTATACAAACAACACAAATTTGTTACAGGTAAGCTTAGGAAGTGTTACTGTTGTAACATGATAAAAAAAAAAAAATTAAGTGTTATGATCGCAACACCTTGTTATGGCGGCTTACTTACAGAAGCATATTTACATGGAATAATGAGTGTAACTCAATCGGCTGCTAAAAATAATTATACAGTTCATCTAAACACAATGGGAAATGAAAGTTTAATTACTAGAGCTAGAAATACTTTAGTAAGTCAATTTTTAGATGAAGATGATAAAGATTCTAATGCTTTTACTCATTTAATGTTTATTGATGCTGATATTGGATTTAATGGAGAAGCTGTAACAAGAATATTACAATCAGGTTATGATATAGCTTGTGGAGTATATCCTAGAAAATCTATTGATTGGGAAAGTTTACCAAAATTATTTAAAAAAAGTAATAAACACATAGAACAAAGAGTGCTAGGTTATAATTTAAATTTTGCTGATCCTAAAAATATTATAGTAGAAAAAGGTTTTGCTGAAGTAATGGATGCTGCAACTGGATTTATGTGTATTAAAAAAGAAGTTTTTCGCAAAATGATGAAATCTTATCCTAATCTTAAATATACTAGTGATCAAATTATTAATAATAAAAGGTATGGAAGTAAAAATTGTTATGCATTTTTTGACTGTATTATTGATGAAAAAAGTAATAGATATCTATCAGAGGATTATGCTTTTTGTAGATTATGGCAAAAAATAGATGGTAAAATACATTCTGATCTTCGAAGTCCTTTAACGCACTATGGAACTTATCCATTTGCTGGAAATGTTTGGACTAAATTTAAAGTTGACGATAAAGTAAAGGTAGAAAAAAAAGATGGCAATGACATACAGCAGTCTTCAAAATGATATTAAAGTTTGGGCTGAAAATACAGGAACAGATTTTACTGCACAATTAGATACTTTTATTGATAATACTTTTTCTAGTTTATCAAGAGATATAGATCCTATTGGATTCAATGAGAATGTAACTACTACTGCAATAGTAGGAGATAGATTTGTAAATCTTCCTACAGCTATTGAACCTATGTTATTTAATTATTTAACTATAACTGTTGGTACAGAAACAAGTTATTTAGAATTAAAAACTTTAGCTTATTGTCAAGAATATTGGCCTAATGTAGCACTTCAAGGTCAACCTAAATATTTTGCAAATTTTGATGATGATCGAGTATATTTAGCACCTACACCAAATCAAGCTTATGTTCTTAAATTAGGATATCAAGGCAAAATTAATCCTTTATCTAACACTAACACTACTAATTGGTATACTGAAAATATTCCAGATGTTTTATTATATGGCTGTTTAGCCGAAGCAAATCTCTTTACAAAGAACATGGAAGATTATACTATATATCAAAATTTGTATAATACAAGAGTTGCTACCGTTAATAATGAAGCTCGGAGAAGAAGAAGAACCGACTATAAATTTCCTGGTAGTCCTGTTGGTACAAACACATTAACTGGAGGACAATAATATGGCAATAACACAAGCGATAGCTACTGTATTTAAACAAGACTTAATGTCGCCTGGTGGAAACCTTGCAGCACTCACTTTAAAGTGTGCTTTGTATTCAAATGCAGCAACTCTAAATGCATCAACACCTGCATACACGGCAAGTAATGAAGTATCTAGTAGCAATACTAACTATACTACTGGTGGAAACACACTAGCTAATGTAGCAATTTCTGTAGATGGAACTACTGCAATTTTTGATGCTGATAATGTTACATTTCCAAATGCAACAATTTCTGCTCAAGCAGCACTTTTATATAATGCTAATAATGCTAATTCAGCAATTGCAATTTTAGATTTTGGAGGAGTTAAAACTTCCACTAATGGAACTTTTGAATTACAATTTCCTACTGCAAATGCAAGTGCTGGCTTAATAAGAATAGCTTAAGGATTATTTATGACTTTTGTCATTAATGATAGAGTTAAAGAAACCACTACTAGCACGGGCACAGGAACTATAAATCTTGCAGGAGTAGAAAATGGTTTTCAAGGATTTGTAGCAGGCATAGGTACTACAAACTCTACTTATTATACTATTAGTCTTCCCGCAGGAGATTATGAAGTAGGTATAGGAACGGTTACTGATGCTAGTCCAGATACTTTATCTAGAACTACCGTAATATCATCTTCAAATTCTAATAATTTAGTAAATTTTGGTGCAGGAACAAAAGATGTATTTTGTACTATTCCAGCTAAAAGAACTATTTCACCAGTAATGACAGCAACAGGTTATGTTGTAACACATGCTTCAACTTTAGATGAAGATCAAACTTTAGATTCAGGTGTATTAGCAGGACCCGTAACAATAACAGGAACACAAATTATAACAGGAACTTTGGTAGTAATTTAATGAGTAAATTAGAAGTCGATGCAATAGAACCACAATCAGGCACAACGATTACTATTGGTGCGTCTGGCGATACTATAAATTTAGTTGGTACATTACAAGGTAATGGTTCTCCTCTACCAGGAGATATTAGTTCAGTTGTAGCCGGTACAGGTTTATCTGGTGGTGGCACATCTGGTGCAGTAACTTTAAATTCAGATTTATTAGCTAAACAAGCCGGCACAAATTTTACAAATAGTTTATTAGTAGGTACTTCCTCAACAGGAACTTTAAATGATGCTAATTCAAATACTGGTGTTGGTATAGGAGTACTGGCAGCATTAACATCTGGTGATAGAAACACAGTAGTTGGTTTTCAAGCTGGTAAAGATAATACAACAGGAGGTGAAAATTCTTTTTTTGGTAGACTTGCTGGTTGTGAAAATACTACAGGTGGTGCAAACACAGGAATTGGTTCTGCTTCTATAAATTCAAATACAACAGGCGGGTGTAATACTGCTATTGGTCATAGTGCTTTAGAAACTAATACTACAGCTTCAAATAATGTAGCAGTAGGATATAGAGCTGCTGGTTCAAACACAACAGGTGCAAATAATACAGCAGTAGGTACATGTGCTTTGTTAACAAACACAACAGGTGCAAGAAACACTGGTATTGGTCAAAATGCTTTACTTGTAAACACTACAGGAGCAAACAATACAGCAGTTGGTCAAGGTGCTTTAGAAGCAAATACAACAGCTTCAGATAATGCAGCATTTGGTCATGATTCTTTAGTGGCTAATACAACAGGAACTCAAAATGCAGCATATGGTTATAGATCAATGCCAGCCAATACAACAGGAGATAAAAACACAGCTATTGGTCATCAAGCTTTAGGTGCAAATACAACAGCTGATAATAATATAGCAGTTGGATTTAATGCTTCAGTGGCTAACACAACAGGTTATCAAAACGTAGTTGTAGGTGCAGAAGCTTTTAACACTAATACTACAGGTAATAGCAATACAACAATTGGTCATAAGGCTATGTTTTCAAACACAACAGCAGCAAAAAATACAGCAGTAGGTTGGAATTCTTTAAGTACTAACACAACAGGTGCTCACAATGTAGCAGTAGGTGCAAGAGCTGGAACTGCAAATACAACAGGTACTCAAAATACTTTTGTAGGTGGAGATTATAATGGTGGA